CACCGGGGCTTCCTCTTTATACCTTATTTAATATGCGCCGCGATTTTTTTGATGAGCTCCTCGCCGTACTGGTACCGCAGCAGATACTCGATGGTCTGCTCCTCCAGACCGGCAACCTCCTGCACGGTGTCGATGGCCCCCTGCATGTCCGGCGTGCCGTCCGGCACGAACGTGCGGCACTGCGGCGCGGTAATGGCCGGCATCTGGCGCACCGCATCGTAAACCACAGCAAAGCCCGCCTGCTGCAAGCTGCGCATCTTGATGAAGTTCACATCGTCGCGGCAGATGCACTCACACTCGTAGGTCTTGCCGTTCAGCAGGACCTTTTTCTTTTCTACCACTTCGTCGTCCTCCTTCTTCGGTTCGGGTTCAACCGGCGCGGTCAGCCGTGCCTTGAACTTACGCCACAGACTTTCGTCGCCTACCCACGGCTCGGGGCACAGCTTGCCGGTAACATCATGGTGCCGCACGACGTGATCTACGTCAATGCCGTACTTCGCCATGAGATACTTGACCAACTCGACGGCACGGTCTACCGTCTGCGGCGTGATGGTGTACTTGCCACCTACGATGTCACTGCACATTTCCACACCCAACGAATTACGGTTCATACAAATGCCGCGTAACGGGTGATGCGAGCTCTCGAGATTGCCGCCACAATGCCATGCTGCATCGTTGTCGCGGACGGACTGCGTAACGCTGTCCTCATCGACAAAATAGTGTGCACTTGCCCGCCGGCCTGCGCCCTGAAAATAGTGCGCGTTGCCCTCGTCGGTATCGCCGTCGTTGGCGGTATAGTGCATGACGATGTACTTGATCGAATTGCCGCCGCGGCCGGAGTAGTAGTTGCTCGGATCAGCCGGCACAAACGGAATGTTCATCATAGCGCACCTCACTTTTCAAGCGGCGCGGTGTACGACTTAGCTCGATCCGAGTCGGTCAGGCCGCTGGTGGTCGGGTCGTTCAAGGCACTCCACACGTTGCAGGCGATGAGGAACAGGCAGTACGGATTTGCCGCCGTGGCCTTGATGATCTGCCACACGCCCACCCAGGTGGTCATGTCCGCGGCGGTCAGCCCGGCATAGGCCAGAGCCGTTGCGAACGCGCCGAGGGCGATCTGCACCCAGAATACCGGGTTCTTGATTCTGATTTTCCAGTTCATAAAAAGCCTTCCTTTCTCAGTTCAAACCAAGCTGCTGCGCGATATAACCGATGAAAATACCGACGAGCGCCGTCGCGCCGTAGGCCACGATCTTGCGCCACATCGCGCCGTCGCGGTCCTCGAGCGTCTCCAGCCGCCTCCCCTGCTTTTCCTGCTCCTTGACCATGCTCTCGATGCTGGAAGCCAGCTTGCTGACCGAGGCGGTCAGCTGGTTGAGCTCCCGCATATTGTCCTCCAGCAGCTCAATGCGCTTATCCTGCCGACGATTTTCTTCCTCGAGCCGTCGGCGAAACTCTTCGTGCTCGGCACGAGAGATCGGATTATCCATAAAACCTCTTTTCCCTCGAGGCGCAAAAACGCCCCGGTCTGTCGTTCTTGACAAAGCCGGAGCATATGCTATAATATAACCAAAGGGACGCTGTTACAGCAGTCAGGCCCTCATGCAGTCGATCTATTTAAGATGACCGTTTCGGTGCCAGCCGGACGGTCATCGCGCTTTTATACAGAAAATGTACAGCAATACTGCCGCACATACAAAAAGCCTAAATGCTTTCTTCTGCACTCGCGCCACCCCCTTCCTGCCGCAGACTGCGGGAAAGGAAAAGAGGGCCTGACCGCCATATGTAACAGCGTCCGCTCGTATTATAACATACGCCGCCGAACCCTGTCAACGAACCGCCTTACGAGGCGGTTTTTGTGTTTTTATGCGTCCTTCGTACCGCCGAACTCTGCCGGTACCATCTCCGGCAGGCCGGAGTCGATCAGGATCTCCGCTACCTGCTTTTTGAGTGCTTTGGGCACAGCATCGAACTCCGTCTTGCCAAGGATTACTCTCTGGGCAAAAAACATAGCCATCATAATTACCAACCTTTCTAAACGTCTAAAAATGTTCATTATTCTGCGTAAACCTGCATCGCCATCTCCGCAATGCAGTCCTCAATAAAATCACTGCGTTCGGTCGCGGCGTTAAGTTGTGCTTTCAGCAGCTTATTTTCCTGCTCCAGTTCTGCGTTAGATTTCGGACTGGGCTTGATCTCCGGCGCCGGGTGCTCCTGCTCCCAGGCGGCGATCTCGTCGGCCGCGGCGGTCTCAGCCCACTGACTGCCGTCCCAGACCGGCGAAATAAAGCCAGTGCTGCCGGCGTGTGTCCGCATAACCGGCGGCGAGGCATCGACAAGCTGCTCGCCGTCCTTTAAGGTGTAGTTCTGCACCTCCTCGACCTGCTCCGTGCCGCCATCCTCCAGCGGCTTGTCACGGATTTTTACGAGCACGTAAGTCACGTGCCTGCCCTCAGCGTCGATGACGCTGCAGTGCTTTTCATTGTTCATTTTCATCATCCTTTCTCAAATTTTAAGGACGCCTACGGCAAAGCGACCCTTGAAGCAGTACCCAAAGACGCTGGATGTGCACAAAATCACTATCGGCCAGCTGTATTGGTGCGACGAAGATACCGCAAACACTCCATACAAGGCAGGGCTGACAGGCTATGCGCAAGGCGTAGCTT